CCCTGACTCGCCAGCAAACATTACTACCTTACTAAGAGGTACTCCACGATTAAAGTCGCCGGTCATCAAGTAGTTAAGTGTATGATTGCCTGTGCTGATCCAATCACGCGGATCGTTAAAGCCTGAACTCATGCCAGGTACAGCTTTGGTTAGACTCTTTCTAAACTTTGATGCGTCAAAAGGTTTAGTCATTAGTCTAACTCCATAGTATTCCACTCTTTAACAAGAGCAATTACCTCATCCTCTGCATTGCAGAGAGTCTTGGTGGTCTTATAGTCTTGCTTCTTGTCGCGACCACTGATTTCAACCATCCAGCCATTGTCATAGCGGTTGATGGTGATGTTCTCACTGACCTTAGTGAGTTTTGATAACTTTGTTGCCATTTATTTTGTCCTTGTAAAATGATCGGTAGGGGAATTTCTTCCCCTACCTGTTGATATCACTTAGAGCCAGTGCGGTTGCGAATCATCTTTAGGATGTCGTCAACATTGGGCTTGGAGCCACCAACATCTGCGCTCTTAACTTCAGCGGCTGCAACGGGTGCTGCTTGAGCAGCCGCAGTGTCAACTGTAGGACGAGATGTAGGAGCCGCTACTGGTGTATCTTCATCAATATCTGCTGCGGCACCAGTGCCGCTAACCTGTACACCACTTGGACGATAAAACTTGCTCCAACGATTAGGATCATACAGTTCACCATCAACACTGGCGTGGAACATTTCCACAATAGCGTCCATGTCATCTTTGTTGGGCTTCTTGGGCATAAAGTCGTTGAGCTTGAACAGGCCATGCTTTTGAATAGCTTCAAGTTCCTGCTCGTTTAGACCACGCTCCTTACGAGCCCAGTTGCTGGTAGAATAGTCAGCATAACCGCCCTTCTGGGTCTTGTTCAAACGGAAGTCTGTGCCACGCTGATAATCAGTTGGCAGCTCTTCCATCTCAGGATCCATCAGTGCCTGCTTGATAATGGTAAAGATTTGAGGACTAATAACAAAACGACGAATTGGATTCTCGGGAGGATTCTCTTCGTCAATTGGGCTTGCTACTACAAAGCCCTGGAACACATAGCTACGCTTCTTCCAATACTTGCGTCCAAGCTTCTCCATAGTAGGATCCTTAAACCAAGGACGAATCTCTGCGTGAACTGGGCAAGTCTCACCCCACATTTCAACGCAAGGAACCTGTACTACAACCTTCTTGGTTTCGTCGCCACCCTTGATGCCAGCAAACTCAAAACGCATCATCTGGCGCTCGCGCCAAAAGAATGTGTTGGCGTCGTCACCATCGGGAAGAAAACGAATTGTTGCGGAAGTACCTTCTGGAATATTCCAGTGGGTAAAAATTGAATTGTCGCCGCCGCCGGTTGAACCTGCGGACTTCTTTGCCTGTTCTGCCAGGCGTGCGCGAATTTCAGCTAGTGATGCCATAATGATTTCTCCTAAATATAGCCTATGTTAGTCTCTTTGTGAGCCAAACAACCTATGCCTTCTCTCAAGCATAAATTGTACTATATTTATGATCGTAGAAGAAATCAAGAGGCCGTTTAACCGTTAAACGGCAAAATAAAATTAAACTAGTCTTTTGGTTAGGTGAGCCAGTACTTCAGTTACTAGTCCCTGAGGATGTACCAATTCAAGTCCAGGAATAGCTGCTGTCTTAAGCTGGCGCTTGGTAATAATGTCTAGTTCGTTTTCTGTTACTGGACGACGAGCAGGAAGTTGATATTCAACAATGCCATCAAGGTTGCCGCTGCGAGCTGCACGTTCTAGCATACGCTTGATCATGTGTACTTCAGTTTTGCCGCGGCTTTTGATTTCTTCAAGCTGGCTTGTAGATTCAAGTCTATTGCTCCAGCGCAGCAGTTCCATAATTTCCTTACGGCGGCGGCTTAGTTCAATAATCTTTTCGCCAGTTTCATCCCAGGGTTTGCCACCTTGGTCAACATGTAGAGCCATTGCTCTTGCACCCATTAGGTGCTTATGCGGATAGCGAAAGCGTTCGCCTTGATGTTCAATAAAGATGTCATTGATGTTTCTGCTGCGAGCGCCAGGCTTTTCTTCAACTACAGCTTTACTATGACGAATGATGATTCGTGTTTCGCCTAGTGGATGATAACTGGTCTTGGAAGTATTTCGACTTTCGCTAACTGCTGTTCTATGTGTAAACTGTTTTGGCTCAATGCTGCCACTATAGCTTTTTACACTTACGCCATACAAGTACTTGCGAGCAACAGCTACAACATGTGGCTTTATTGTATTGCTAATATATTCCTTGTCTACACTTTCTGGATCAAACCAAACTTCAATATCAGTGTTCTTATGATTAACAAATACCATAATGTTCTTATCTTTGAGGTAAAGATAAACAACATTTTCACCTTGAAGGGTTCCTTTACCATCTGCATCAAGCATGGTAATATTACGGCTTAGTCCTGACAAGCTAGCTGATAGTGCTGCGCTGAGATTTTGATCAATGTGCATAGCGTGTTATTTAGTTTATAGGAAGCCAATTGGCATTGGTTTCAGTACTTCATCTGAACCTGAACTTACCAGTCGTTCATAAGTGCTTGGGTCCCAACTCATAACCACTTCTGTGACACGCAAACAAAGTAGTGTTGCCAGTACTAGGTCATCTGTTTCGCCGTCTTTGGCTGCAAATCCTGCGCCGCGTGCTACAAAGTTCTTAAGCTCTCTAAGAAGATTTTGGCTATTGATTACCATCTTGTCATTTTCAACATAGCTTTTAAGGCGCATACAAGCAGTTACTTTACTGCCGTGTGATGTATGAAATCCTCTGCGTCCTTTGCTTTGTCCAGCACGACGAATTTCTTGTACAAAAGTACCGGGTATATTTTCTTCGCCATATTCGCGTATTGCTACCAGTGCTGCTTCACCTAGTGTATTGTTTTCAACACTCCAATACAGTTCTGAATCTGTGCCAAGTTCGCTTTTTAGCCATCCAAGTATTGCTACTAGTGTTCTTAGCTGTCCTTCGATAGAAGTTTTATTGTGCTGCCATTCGGCAACCTGTTCAAGATACGGCAGTTTGAAAACCTGTATTGCTGACATGTCACCACCAGTACCAAGACTTGGATCCCAACCTATTACATATGAACCGTTGTCAATTGGTTTATAGACACGCACCTGTCCAATTTTTTTGATTGGATCGCGCACGGTCATATTAACAAGCTTTAGAGGATTAACCAGTGTTTCATCTGCAATAATAAACTCACACTCGTGTTCTCTTCTAAAACGCTCTTCACCTATTTTACTGCGTTCCATTGCAGCCCAGGCTTCGTCACGTTCAGGGTGTGCAGCCCATACAAACTTAATGCTGGCAAATCCATTTTTTCCTAGTCTTAGTGTTGGTCCTGTATTGCCGTATTCATCTTCTTTTTTCTCTGCTTCTTTCCAGATGCGAGCAAACTGATCGTCGTCTTGGTTAGGAGTTGATGTAATAATACACTTACCACCTGTGCTGAGTGTTGGTGAAATTGAAGTCCAAAACTCGCTGGCAATACGTGGCTTGACGAATGCAAACTCGTCAAGATAGATTAGTGAAAGACTCATACCACGAGCAGTTGTTTCTGTTGTGGTTGTTGAAATAATACGACTGCCGTTATCAAAATCAATGCTGCCTTTGTTATAGCTAGTGGCACCTGCTTTGAGCCAATTTGGTAGCGTTTCATATGTATAACGAACACGCTGCATAATTTCTTGGGCACCGGCATATTTGTGTGCTGCAATTAAAATGGTCTGATCAGGCATAAACATTGCACGCCATACAAGATAAGCAGCCGCACAAGCAGTCTTGCCCATCTGGCGTCCAAGCATGTTAATGCTATAGCGATTTTTGTGATAGCAGTGTATTAGTTCTTTTTGATATTCATAAAGTTCAAATTTGACTTTGCCACGAATAGGATGCTGCACCCAACAGTAGCTATCAATAAAGTAAACTGGATCTTGAGCGCATAAGGCAAGTTCACGGACTTGATTGTCCGTGAACTGTTCTACCTTAAACGGTGTTTTAACAAAAATATTTTCAAGTGCCATAACTGGCCTTTATCTCACTTTTTGTTTTTGATTTTTTCGTCAACAAACTTTCTGTACTCGGCCATTGCAGCTTCATACAAGCTGTCAAAATCTGGAGTATGAATACCCATTGGGTTTTCACCTTGATTGTTTGCACGATTCTGACCAAAGTCTTTATGTCCTGCGCCGTCGCCTGGATTGCTTGGCAAATCACCGTATTCAGCTGGTTCATCCATTGAAGTTCCAGCAGGAGCATTGGCTAGCTTTGACTCATCAAGACCAGCAAGTCCTAAAATACGACGCATTTCTTCTTGAGCAGCATTGCTTTCACCCATTTGATTTGCAGTCTTCTTATCCATCTTTACTGGATGCATTTTACCTGAACCAGCTGGAAATTCAAATTCTTCTTTGCCAGCACGGGCTGCTGCTGCGGCAGCTTGATTAAATGC